GAGATCATTTCTTGAAGAAAATCACTTGGCTGGTTTTGTTGGATCATCAAGACATATTGGATTATTTTATGACAATGAATTAGTATCAGTTATGAGTATTGGTAAATCTAGATTTAATCCAATTGAAACTGAACTACATAGATATGCTTGCAGGCTAAATACTCAAATTATTGGTGGTTTAAGCAAATTGCTATCAAAAGTAGATCGTGCTAATTTAGTTAGTTATGCCGATCGTCGTCTTGCTGGAGTTGATGTTAGTTATAGTAACTTTTTTACTAACCGAGAAGTACTAGGTCCTACTTGGTGGGGCTTTAAACAAGGTACCTCAGACGTTAAACATCGTTTATCATATACAAAGCAGAAACTTATGACAATGTTTAATTATGATCATAGTAAAACCGCAAAAGAAAATATGTTTGATAACAAATATGATTTAATTTGGGACTGCGGTAATTATAAATTCAGTTAAAAAAATACCGGGATCTAAAATCCCGGTATTTTTATTTGTTATATGGTATTACAACATATAACTAGAATTAATATCAGAGAAGATTACGGATAGAAATTTTTCTGTAATAGTAATTCTTATTGGCAACAGTTAGATCAGCAGTACCGCCATCTAGTTCAATGAATGGATTCGCAACCATGCCGTAGCGTGTCTTGAAACCAATCTTTGGTTGGAAGCTGTTAGGATCAACGGCACGAACCATTTGGAGAGGAACGTATGGGCAATAGAAAATACCGGCGTCGAATGCTGAAGTACCCTTATAACCAACTAGAGCGAATTGGTTAACGCTTTGGTTAGCAGAATATGGATCAACATATACCTTGTACTTACCATTTAGAACACCAGCAAATGTGGTTGAAGCTTCATCAACGTTTAGACCAGTGCTTAGAGCTGGTGCATAGTCTAGAACACCTGCCATAGCTAGAGCTGAAGCAACATCGCTTGAGCAGAGGATGAAGTTACCGCGTCCGCGACGTGTTTGTTGAGCAATGGCATTGGCTTCACGTTCGATTTGGAACATTAGACCCTTGAACTTTTCAACTGACCAACGACCATTTGAATCAACATCAAGGTCAAATACACCAGCTGAAGCAGTACCGACTTGAGCACCGATCTTAGCGCCCTTGTAAATAGTACGGATAACTTCACGGTTGATTTCAGCTAGAATTTCGGTTGAAAGAATGTTGCTTAGTTCAGCTTCAGCATCAAGACCATGAACAGCCTTTAGATCTTGAGCTAGTTCGATTGAGTACTCAGCCTTTAGAGCACGAGTTTGAGCAGTAACGCTTGTACGCTCGATTGAGAAAGCCATCTGGGCGAAGTTACCATCACCTTGACCGCCTTGACCTAGACGCTCAGATTCAGCAGTAGTAACACCAGTACCAAAGGTGAAAGGATCATCAACTGGGTTTGAACCAGCGTGGGTGCCCTTACCTGAGAAATCGGTATCGGCTTCGTTGAATAGAGCTTCAGCACCGTTTTGTGTGCTATAACGGCTCTTCATTGCGAAGATTAGACCGGTTGGTTGGGTCATTGGCTGAACACCGCAAAGATCATAAGCGATCATTTGTGGCATAGCACGACGTACTAAGCTGATTAGAACTGGATCAAAACCAGCAACGCTACCGGTTGTAGCACCAGCATGACCCATAGCTAGGCCCATACCACCGCTGTTGGTTGGTGAAGCTTCGTTTAAAACTTCAGCTTGCTTGACCATTTCGCGTTCTTGGTTTTCTAGTAGAACGGCGGTAACTTCCTTACGGTAGTTATCCTTAATTTCTGGTAGTGAGGTGTGCTCTAGAATAGGAGCCCACTTCTTAACTAAATCTTGGCGTGACATATAATTTCCTTTACTTTAAAATGTTGAGGGCACTTACGTACCGCTTCATAGATGGATCAAGCGCAGTTTCTTCGGTAAGAACTACGGGTTCGTCCGTGACAACAGAATCAATAACCTTAGTCATTGGCTTAACATTGAAATAGTTTTCACGAATTGTATGAACCTTATTAGCGAAGGTATCTGAATCTTCATAGGAAAGTTCTTCTGTTAAAGCAACAAACTTTTCTACTTCAGTATCAGTTAAACCTGAACAAGCTTCGGCGATGATTTCACCGCGTTGCGCTTCAGCAATTAAACTGTTTAGCTCAACATTAGCTTCAAGTTGCTCATTAAGCTTGGCCTTAAGATCAACAATTGTTTCTTCCATTTCACCAAGTAGGTCGTACTTCTCTTCAGGAACATCGATATAATTTTCTTCGAAGAGGTTCTTAAGACCATGAACAAAGTTCTCAAGAATTTCTGACTTCATACCACGTTCAAGGGCAATTTCATTCTGTTCAATCCACGACTCAACAATATAGTTGAGATATCCATCAACTTTCTCAATAAGACCCTCATATCTTTGCTCAACGCCTTCTTCAACGCGTTGCTCAAATTCTTCTTCAAGGCGTGCAACTTCTTGCTTAACCCGAGTTACAATAGCTGCTTCAAAAATTGTAGCAGCCTTTTGCTTAAATTCTTCTGAAAGATCTTCGCCGTTAACTAGAGCAGCAACATCTTCCTTAACTGAACTTAGATGTGAAGCTTCAGGGGCAGAAGCGCCTTTAGTAACTACATTAGCTACGTTTGACTTGCCACCAATTTCTTGCTTACGAACATCATTCTTTTTGTTTTCTGGATTTTGTTCAGAACCCTTTGAAGGATCACTGATATCAGTAGCTTCGTCTAATTCAACGTCTTCTACTTCATCAACGGCAACTTCTTCTTCAACTAGTTCTTCTTGATCAAACTGAGCAGCGGCCTTTGATTCAGCAAGCATCTCAGCAATCTTTTGTTCAATACTCATTATTGTCTCCTATTCTATATCTTTTCAGATATAATTTTCTTTATTATTTATAAAATAAATTTATTCACTTTATCCATTAATTATTCAATAGATTCTAAGAATTTCTTAAACCACTGTGCCTGCTTATTAGCCACTTGTTTAGCATTAATAGTCTTAACATCATGTTTAACCTGCTCAGCAATCATCCAAGAACCAGTGGATGCATTATAAACCCATTCAGCACCTTCCATAACTGCAGTCATCCAGGCCTCTGGGGCGCTTGGATCTCCTACAATATCAATTGCTGAAATAGTAAAATCGTCTTGTACTAACTTAGCGCCATTCTTTTCTACAAGAGAACCTAAACCACGAGTAGAAACACCAAGAGGTACACCCTCATCAATTAGGCCCTTTGCAATCTTACCCATTGGAAGGTGTGTAAGAATACGTGCACGACCTACTACATTATTACCATCAAACTTAAGGGACTCAACCAAATGGGAGGCACGTTCAAGGTTAACTTGCGGATGATCTGGGTGTGACATTTCGCCAAGTGCGCGTTTTGCAGTAATTAGATCTTGATACTTACCAAGAGCCTTTTCCATAACATTCTTAGGATAAACACGACCATTGCGGTTCTTTAATTCAGCTTGAGCCCAAATGCCTTCAATGAAATACTTCTTCTCTTTACCTTCCGCGGCTTCGGTAATTACTGCATTAACTGGACTTGCTTCGCCATAATTGAATTCATCGACTAATAATTTCATGTTATGCTCCTGCTACCGATGTGTTATCGTATACGCTAAATTCTGCAGTTTCAATCTTAGTGGCATACCCAGCAACTTTACGTAGAACTAAATACACAACTCCTTCTGCGCCTGAAATTGATACTGTAAGATCTTTAGTATTTTCAACTGTATCAACATAACCTTCACCGGAAAAATCTAAACGTTGTGGTTGATCTGCGGTGATTGGTAATATTGTAGTACCGTTACGAGCAATTACAATACCTGAACCTCTAGATCCAGTCCAATTAGCTGAAATAATATTAACGGTTTGTGTAGTACCTTGAAGTACTTGAGTATTTGCAATTAAATCAGAATTAAGAGTAATTGTTACACTACCGTCAGATCCAGAAACTTTAACAACAGTTTCTTGATTAGTATTCTTTAAAATATACTTTTGAACAGCCATTTTTATTCCTTTAACATATCAATAACTGATAGAAAGTTTTCTTTACTCTCACGCATATGTGTAACAACATCTTTATTGTTTTGTAATAGATTATTTATAATTGATTGAGTTTCTTTAGATATTGCAATAATTGATCCATCGTTTAATTGATAATCAATTTTATTCTCAACAAGATAATCAAACGAATTTAGTTCACGAATTCTTTGGGCAATTGGATCGACTGTAAAAATTTTAGATGCAGCTAGTTCACGGTATGATTCAATTAAAGTATCAGTTATTTTTACATCATGATATTCGCGAATGATATCTGCTACGGTAGTATCAGCAAGCTCTTCATAAAGATCTTTGGCTAAATCTTGTTCAATATGCTCTGAATATTGCGCTTGACAAAGATAATCGCGGGCTTCATCAATTGATTGATATGAAGTAGTTTCACCATCAATTAAAATATAACCATTAACAGTTTTCTCAATAAGATGATCATAGCAATGGAATTGAGATTGAATCTCATGTCCAGTAATACTACTTGATAGCTTACAAGAAAACTGTTTAAAATACATATATTATTGTTCTACCGACTCAATAGTTACATCTTGCTTTTCATTAAACATATTCTTAGCTACTTCAACACGCATTGTGTCTAAACGAGTTGAAATACGCTCAGCCATTTCACGGTTAAAAGCGGTTTCAATTGATTCTGAGTCGCCAACATAAATGGCATCAATTAGATCTCTTACACTCATTCCTATTCTCCTTGTTGTGCTTGAGCAAGTTGTCCTTGCAATTCAGCATGGTCCATCATTTGTTTTTGTTCATCTTTAATTTCTTTATCAATTTCTTTCATTTCTTCTTCATTTTGCATTAATACATTCTTACGAACAAAATTAATAGAATAATACTTACCGACATATGGATCAATAAGTTGTAGTGCATTCAAACGCTGTTGAATGATCTCATTATTTTTTAATTCCGTAAAATGATTATCTGATTCAAAATCAAATGAAATATTAGTTGATAACTCTTCCCATTCATCGGCTCTAATGATACCCTTTGCAATTAACTGAACACGAAGAGTATCATAAAAAATACTTGAAAACTTTTTACGTAAACGATTAATAAATTTATTAAACTTTATTTCATCTCTGCTAATTTCAGTAGATCTACCAAGAGTAAAACCTTGTTGTGGTTGAAGTCTAGAAACTGGTACATTTAATGATTGATATAACTTATTTTGAAAATAATTGATATCCTCAATTTGACCTAGATTCTGACCACCAGGTAATGTAGTAATTTCTGTACCTTTTCCACCTTCACGGCGTGGCATCCAAAAATCTTCCATCATAGACATATGGCGTCGATTATCTCTAACTTCACCAGTAGCAGCATCATAAACAATCTTATTACGAAATTTATTCATAATATCATTGACATATTGCTCTGCTTTAAGCTTTGGTAAATTACCTACATCAATGTAAAAAATTCTACGCTCAGGTGCGCGTGAAATACGATAAATTACTAGCGCATCTTCAATCATTTTAAGTTGATTTACTGGTTTAACAGCTTTATGTAAATAACTTAAAGCGAGATTTGTTACAGGATCAAGAAGCCCAGAATGAGAATAAACAACAGAGTCAAGAGATAATTTAACTCCTTGTGTTGAATTCTCATTAATACCTTTATTGTTATAAAGATAATATTCTTCAATTGATTCTACAACTTCAATACCTTTTTCATTACGTTTCTTTTTAATATTTTTGATCTTACGAATTTTACGTGGATCAATAAAACGTAATTCAGAAATACCATTTTTTGGTCTATTTTCATCTAATAAAATTTGGTAATATAGTCTACCATCAATATACCATGATCTAAAGATGTCATATCCCTTTAAATTAAATTTAAATAGATTAAGAACTATATCAAATTCATCACGAATTTTATTTTTAATAGATTCTGATATTTTTAATTTTTCAAGATTTATACTAATTGGATTTTTTTCTTCATCTTGAACAATAGCTTCATTAATAATATCTTCAATAGCCGAATCACAATCAGGATATTGTGCAGCTTCGCGATAACGCTTAATTAAATCGTTTTCATTCTTAACGGTGCCTTCAAGATCAACTGTTAGACCATAATAAGATGCAACTGCAGATGATACAACGGTTGCCCCGTCATCTGATGACGGAACAACCACTGTAGGAATATCTTTTTCCTGCTTCTTTTTAATCTCAAAACCAAATAATTCGATACCAGCCATTATAATATTTTTCCTAAGCCACTAAAAATCTATTTATTAGATATTTAGTGGGAACGAACCGAGTGGAGTATCGACGGTTGTCGTGATACCAAAGCCTGATCCGCCAGATGATGTGTTTGAAGTCCAATAGTTATACGTAAATTCAACATCAAATGTTTCAATTTGGTTATTTGATTCATAATCAAGACCAATTGCACCGGTGCTTGTTGGATATGCATCAACAAACTTGTATGTCTTAACAATTGCACCATTACGATCAAGCTGATGAACTAACATATCAACTTGATAATCGCGGGGATTAGTAATACCATTTGTACGTGAATTATTAATAATACCATCAGACCAAACTTCCATTGCATTTCTAATGGAGAATGTAGTATCATTGTAAATTGAAACAGTCCATGGTGAGAATGTTCTTTCGCCAGCAAAATTTACTGGACGACCACGGTAAAATGTTTCGATATTATTAATAGTTGATGCTGGTAATTGAGCAGCCTTACATAAAAACTGAGCATTTAAGCCAACTAAACCACCAATACCAACGAATGTTGGGAATGTTAGTTCAACACGAAATTGATTAGGACGGGCGCCGCCGCCAATTAACTGACTTTTAAAATCGGATACGTTGGCCATTTTATTTCTCCTTAATGATTATACTTAAAGTGGCGGCTTAATGAACCACTAGTAGTTTCTTTTTTACAAATAATACAAGCACATCTTGGTTGATAATTACCGATAGCATTACTAGGTCTACCAATTTTAGATAAACTCTTTTTTAATCGAGTTTCAATTGATTCTTTTACACCTAATTTTCTAGTATTACCAATTAAAGATAAACTAATTTTTTCTTTAAATTCTTTAGTGTGTTTACGGCCTAAATTAGATTTACCTATTGCTTGTACTATTAATTTTTGCTTATCAGACTGAGTTTTACCTTTCATTGCTGAAGCTGCAGCTTCTATAGATATAGACATATTATTTGATTTGTTTATAAAATCTAATCTATTAATAACGTTTAATCTAGTCAAAACTTTATGTTCCCAACTTCTAGCTTTATTTATGTCTAAAAATAATTTTCTAATTTGTATATCAAAAGAATCTTTGCCATCTTTTTCTATCAAATATTTAATATGTTTAGAACTAGTAAAATAGCTTACCCATAAATCTGATGGATGACACCCCTTAGCATATCTAACACCATAATAAAATTTATTAGATGGTATATGCTTTATAAGATATGTATAAGGGGTAGTCATTATTGAATTATCTATTTATTAATTAACCACCAATTTCAGTGAATGACACACCTGAGCGTGCAGCAATGAAATTTAGGCTGATGAAATTAATACTTCTAGATGGCTTAATAAAGATATCAGCAACGAATTGGTTTGAATCAATTACTTGTGATGTATTGTTTGTATCATCGCATTTAACGCGGAAATCAGTAACACCACGGCGACCTTGTACATCGCGTAAGAATGGTTCAACTAGATTTAGGAATTGTGCACGTGTAAATGGATCATTGAATTCAAATAATTGGAACTTAGCTGCAGTAGCAATTGCCTTTTCCAATACAATGAATAGACGGCGGACATTGATACGATCAAACGCACTTGGTGAAGCCAATAGAGTCTTATCACCAAAAAGAACTGTACCTTGACCTGGGAAAGAAACTACTGGATTAACACCATTCTTATATAGGTTATCGCGGTCTGTCTTAGATGGGTTAACTGCTAACTTAATTACATTTTTAATTTGACCACGATTTAAACCACCTGGTGAGAACCATGGATCATTTGTATAATCAGTACGAGCACATAGACCAGCAACGTCACCATTTAATGGAACCCAACGATACTTATCAGCATAACGGTCGTATTGGTACTTATAACCTGAATCCATTACTGCATATGATGTGCTTGGTAAACTATTACGATATTCATTAATGTCATTAATGGCTGAATCACCTGTGCCAATAATAACATCACCGCTAACGCTTTCTGGTGAAACAAACACTACACAATCCTTACGAACTTCAGCAACATTATTGATAATAAATGTTGCAGTAGCAGCTGATACTTTACCTGCTGGAATTAATGAAATATCATAAAGTTCATCGTTAGCAAAGATTGAATATGCTGTTTGAATTTGACCATCAGTTGCTGTTAAGTCATCAACACCACCTGATAAAACGCGTGTAACTGCTGCGGTAATAGTATCAAAAGCAGTTGAAGAGGCCTGACCCCATTTGGTACCATCAGCAGTATGATCCATCCACCAAATATATTGTGAACGTGAATTAATTACATTCTTGTAATAGTTATTTGTACCATCTGATTTACGGTTATCGTTTGCCTTTGAAACATAAGCAAACTTTTCTAATACAGTACCATCAAAATCAATAACAACAACATGTAGTTCATCATTTGAACCACCAACAGCACTTGCCATTGATGATGTACTTGGTGCTGTGTCAAATAAATTCTTATAAGTCCAAGCTGAAAATGATGCTGAGTCAGCCATAGAAACAGTGATACCATTTCCACGGGCGCCTGGATACTTGGCAGCCCATTCACCAACAGAGCCTTGACCGTTTGAATAATTTTGCAAATAGTCATTTGTATTGTTGATCTTAACCGCAGTACCGCTAGAAACAGCATTTCTGTGATTTTGCGTATCGACACGAACAGTTAATAGATTATTAGCATAAGCTAAGAAATTAGCTGCAGTAAAGAATGACTGTGCAGTATCATCGGTTGGCTTGCCAAAACGCTGAACTAAATTATTTTCTGAAGTAATTGCTACTGGATCTAACACTGGACCCCAAGTGAAGACGCCAGCAAAAGCACCTGTTGATGTAGAAACGGCAGGCACAATCGATGAAAAATCTTTTTCTACTACTGAAACGCCAGGTGACAATTGAAATGGCATCTTAATCTCCTTATTACATTATTCTCATGTTATTTACTATAACAGACGTTGTTCTTTTACTTGAACAATTTAATACTTTTATATTTATAATTTTATAAATTTAACAATTCTATTTGATCTGGTGTTAAGCTATATTTATCTTTTTCAGGCATTAACTTATTTTCTTCCTTATCTAACTTTTGTTTATCAATTATATTTTGCCCGTCATCATAAAAACCAAATGGAGTCATTGTCGAATCTATGTATTCTTGTTTCTTTTCAGTAAGAGCTAGCCGTAAATCATTATTAGTTATATCTTGAAATATTCCTTGCTTAGTTAACCAAGCAAATAACCATAATGTTGTACATAAATCATCATTTATATCTGAATTGTCTGCAGCATATGTCTTTCGGATTAGAACAAATATACCTAATTCTTCAATAATACGATGTGAATTAATAATTAACTGATCTTTTTCAACTAAATCTTTTAATACAGAACACCCTAATGATTTAACTTTAGATGTTGTTCTAATACCAGGATAACCTCTTAATTGTGATAATTCATTTCCACTTGTAAAATATAGATTTTCATATTCATAATCATGCCAAAGAGTATTTGACACTTCTTCACCGAGATCATTTATTTCAACTAAAATAAATGCATTATTATATTGTCTAGCAATATTGTATATAAGGTGAGGAAACTCAAGAGTAGTTATGGTGTTATCTTTAAATGTTGCAACAACTTCATATGGCATCTTAGTAATATCAATTACACTAAATGCTGAATAGTCTTGATGTCTTCCGCGTGAAACATCAACTGTTATAGAATATGAATGGCCTTTTTCTGGTTGTTTAAAGATTTCTAGCTTATCTTTTTGGAATAATGGAATAATTGTTGGTATTGAAGCTAATTTAGCTCCATCAATAAGTGTATAAGATGAACCTTCAAACGTTACAAGAATTTCCTGACGAAATTTAATTTCACCAAGTGTTTTTAGTTGATTATCTGCCCATTCTTGATTTCGCTTTGGATGTTCTGTCCAATGTCCAGTCACAGGAACAAAGTCATTATTACTATTTTCTGCATCACACCAAAGTTTATGAAAATGGTTTAAGCCATTCGGTGTAGATATAATTGCTAGTTTTGATGATTCAGAAGATGATATTGTTGGAAATACTGATGCAATAAATTCTTCTGCTAGATTTGGTTTAAGATGACCGAATTCATCACAATTATGTGATAAAACATTATTTGTAAAATATCTAGAATTCTTTTTTACTCCAACTAAGTCATAAACTTTACATGTTTTTTCAACTAATGATACACTTATAACACGTTTAATGCCATTATATGTAATACATTTGTCTTTAGGCTTTAACTGTTGAACTTCTTTCCATCCTACATTAGTCATGACTCTATGACCAATAGTACACTGTAAAGTGCTATCTTCTAATTTTAATTCAATTAAACTACCAGTTTCAGAAATTTTAAGTGCAGAAAAGTCGGACCAACCTTCATCAGTTAGGACTTCCCATTCATTTTCTAATATTTCCATGTCCAACCTTCGGGTAATTCAAAATGTGTATCAAACAATTTCTTATTACCATTGTTATCTATTGCCCATTTTCTAATAACAAGTCTCCAACCATCTGGTAAAGGCTTATCTTTATCGTATTGGACCCTTTTACCTTCTAAATTAACTACTAATCTTTTACCTAAATTACTTGCTGGTTTACCTTTTTTAGCAAGACTCATTTTTAGTTTAGATTCTTCTGAACGTTTCATACCTCTATGTTTTTCAGCTGTTTTTCTTATTTTTTCAGGATTTTTATTTATTTTATCAATATGTTCTTGCTTTCTTTTTTTACCTTTTAATGATTCACTTAACTTTTTGTTTCTTTCAGCAGACCAAACATAATTTGTAAATCTTTTTTTTGCTAATTCAGCTAATAGTTCGGAATGTCTTTTTTTGCGTTCTTTCCAATTATTATAATATTCTTTGGCTTGATTTTGTTTTTCAGTATCAACAAAATAATATTCAGATTCACCACCACATAATAATAAAATTTTATGCCGAATATTTCCAGATATATTTAGATGATTAACTAATTCATCATATGAATTAAAAAGAATAATACCATTAGTTATAGGATAGCGCGGAGAACTTTTATTATTAAGATTTTTTTCTGATATTTTTTTCTTAGTTTCATTAGTATGAGTTTTTTTATAAAAACCATTATTTTTGCCATAAGCAATTCTAACATTTCCGCCTATAACAACATTATAAGTATCTTCTCTTAAAGTAAATTCTTTATTTACTAATTCTTGTTCATATTTTTCTGCTTCTTCTTTTGTATCAAATATTTTTAATATTTTACGTGAAAAATTTTCCTTACCATATTTTTCAATAGCTTTTAACAAAAGAGTTCCAGACCCTAAATAAGAGTCATTTAAATCTTTTGTTTTATGAAAACCAATATAGATCTTATTATTAATCTTATTTGTTGTCTTGTAAACAATATAGTATATCATTGTTATTAGATGAATTTGCGTATATTTTATTTATACATTTATATTCTTCTAATTCTGATATTTTTACAACTTTTATTTCACCTGTATTTTTATTTCTTAGTGTTATTTCTGTATTACCTTCTACACATAATAAAAAGTTAATGCTCATCCCGCGTATAGACGATGCAGATGTTGCAGCGCAAATACAACGAGATCCATTTTCAAGAGAAAAGGATGTCTTATTCCATTCAATAACCCCTTGTTGGAGCCACTTTGGAAGATTTTCATACATAAACTGTACTCTAAGGAAAATTTCCTTAGCAATTGCTTGTTTATTTGCTAGAATTGCTGCAGTTTTATTATCATTAAATAAAACATACCAAGTGATATAAGCAGAAATAATAGTTGATTTTCCGCTTTGACGAAATAATTTACCAATTACTTTCTTATTATTGTGTAATGCTTCAATAATACGTTTTTGATATGGGAATGGTTTAAATTGAACAACACCATCATCAAGTGAAACAATTTTACAATAATGTTCAATAAAGTATAATGGGTCCTTTGTACACTTAAGATATTCTTGAATATTATCTTCAGTAAAAGGAATCTGGACACCAGCAGCTTTTAATGCTGGATTAGATAAGTAAAATTGAGTCATTTATAAAAAATCTGTCCAATCTTCATTAATGTTGCTTGTAGGAGTTGCTTGACTAGCGGTAAATTCTCTATTCGGATCAGTTAAAGTCGCGGTAACAGTTTTAATTATGCCATTGCTATTTACTGGATTAAATAGATTAACCTTTAATGTAAAATTAAGTGTATGAGTAACAAATCTGCGAGTTTGAAAATCACCGTCATATTCATCAGACACAGATATATTATTTAGTATTACTGGAACATCTTGAACAATATTCATTTCAGGAACAGCATTAATGGACATTGTATAATCTGGATTAAATGTTGGAAGAATTTGTTCAATAATTTGAAGAGCATCTTCTTGGGTTTTTGTTAAAATATATAATGATATATCAATATTATATGGTACAGGAGTATAAGTAAAAGATCTTTCATTATCTTTTACACCACAAGTAATCTTATTTAGTTTTGGTAATTTTCTTGCAGGATCATAACTATAACTAGTAATTTCAAATGCCATCCTTGGAAGTGAGGTATATGTATAATTTTCTAAATTTGGATCAGAATCAATACGGACTATCCATTTTTCTTTTGGTGAATACGCGAGTGGAACTTGTAAACGCTGAACTGTTTCACCAGTAGCACTATCATTGATTTTACGGTCAATATAAACATTACTGAATAAACGCCCAAAGGCTACTATTGTTTTACGTATAATTGAATGATAAAATACTTGTCCGCTTAACATTACAACATATCTCCAAATGGATTTGATTCATTAAAAACATTATCAGATTGAGAAATAAACTTATTATTATCACCATATGAATCATTTTCATCAATATTGATTTCAATTATGGCATTTGCAACGGCACCATAACCAGATCCAGTAAAGACAACATCTGGTGCCGTTTCATAACCAAAACCGCCATCAGTTATATCAACTCTAACAACTCGTGTAGCAGTTTCAGGTGTATTTCCTAGCACAGCGACAGCTTTTGCACCACTTCCAGTTGTTGATACAAATGATACTTCTGGGGCAATATTGTAACCAGTTCCACCCGAGACAAGATTAACAGATACAACTCTTGCAGAACCATTTCTTACTGTATCAATTGAAAACGTTTTAATATTTTCAATAGCATCAATATCGTAAACTCCAGTATCCAATCTTTCTGATGAATATTGAAATAGTTCTACTTGAAGCTTATAAACATATAGTTTACCTAATTGATAAAATGGATCTTGATGTTGGACAAACTTAATTTCAAATAAAGCTTTAGTTAATGGAAAATAAATTAAATCACCTTCACAAGGTCTATTTGATAATTGTGTTGCATTATGTCTACCAATCATTTGATCCCAGCGACGTCGTGAAACTACTAAAGTCGCAGATTGTTCTATCATTAATCCAAATTTTTGTATAAACGCACCTTGACCGTCAAATCCATCGGTGTTTTCTAAGTACATTTCAATTTTAAACGCTTTACCAAAATATGATAAACGATCTTCGCCTAATATTTCATCTTTTGCAACAAGCACTCTTGGAATATAATAAAACTCCAAACCGTAAATACTTAATGATTCAATTATTAAATCTTCATGAAAGAGTTGTTCTGATCTAGTTCCATGTGAAAAGAAAGTATTACGCGGCATTTTAACCTACCATGAAATCTAGCGGAGCAGATTTATTCATTAATTCATCTTCAAGCTCTTTTATTTCTTCAACGGCTTCGGCATACATGCCTTGAAAATCAATTGAAATACCACCTGGAAGTACCATGCCTTGGAATTTCTTACCATTTTGTCCCCACTGCTTCTTAAATAAAGCAGTGACATAGTGCCTTAACCAAGGTTCTCCCCAAACTTTAGTATATTCATTTGGATCTAAAACACGATAGCATTCGACAATAATAAAATCGCCCAATGCAACATCAGATTCCCAATTAATATCTAAATTTAATTTGTTTTGTAATCTATTAAACCGGTAAATAGGATATCCATTTAGTTCCAAATCTAATAAAGCTAAATGATTCATTGCTGTTTTATAATACACAATTGAAGTCGAGGCAAGATCATAAAGATCATTTAATCTTAACTGATATTGCATATCAAATATATTCTTTGATGAAGAAGCATTATTAAATGGAATTACTCTTATTACACCATAAACTAAATCCGACATTTCAATATAACGCTTATCATATTCACCAAGAGTAATAGATGATATAACTGCGGTAGTTTGCGTTGAATCGCAAACT